AGAGCTATAGTCGTCTTTGCCATGCAAAGTATAGACCTGAAGTCTTCCCATTGCACTATGACCTATCTTAAATAATTCATTCGTTGTTCCATTACCATTAACTTGTTTTGCCCCAGTTAATACTTGCCATTTTGCGAATTGTGCATCCGTGTCAGGAGATTGCAATTCAATAGTTCTTGCTTTTATTTGACCATCGGTATTAATTCTTAAGGTATTATTAGATCCCCACCAACCTGAGAACATCGGATCAGTACCACCACTTCCACCATTTGCTTGAGTAGCATACTGTGTTGCAATATCGTATCCTTTACCACTATATTGAGAGGTAAATTTGAATCCACCACTTGCATTACCACCAGATTGAACAGCGTTTATAGTCTGAATAGTTCCTGATGAGTCAATGCGAAGTCTTTCTACTGGTACAGCAGTACCATCAGGAGTAGTCTTAAAGACCATCCTACCAGCCATATCATCAGCACCATTTACTGTTGCATCGCAGTATACATCAATTTTTGCTGCTGGACTAAATGCTGTGCCATCATTTCCTTTCCATTCAATACTTCCAATAAGATCACCAGAAGCAATAGCAGTATTAGTAGTTCCATCAGTAGATCTAGCTCTGTTTAACTGTATTTTTGCACCTCTTGCTGTAGGGTTTGAAGTTCCTGAATATGCAAATATACCAACACAATGATTAGCATCATCTGTAGCTCCTACGAACTGTGCAATCTGTCCACCTTGATCTGCTGAAGAATTTAAGTTTGATTTATATGAAATTGTTTCTGCATTACCTACAAGTAATCTCTTATTAGTATCAATAAACAGAGCAGTGCTATTATTAACTCTTAATGCAAGAGGATGAGAAGTTCCTGTTCCAAAATACATATAATCTAATGTAACTGCATTATATCCAACATCTGCACGGATTGCTCCACCAGTTCTTGCCCAACTAGCAAAGGTATTAGTAGCAGAAGCAGTATAACCTACAAATGATTCCTGTTTACCATCAGGATGTATTCTAAGTTTAGAGTTAGCAAATCCACCTGATAAACTACTTGTAGAAAAATGGAAAGCATTATCTGTATCTAAATATCCCTGACCTAAACTCCACTGAATAACACCTGCTCGTGCCATATTTAATAGCACAGGTCTGCTCTCACCATTACTAGGAGAATTAATTAGAATTTGTGCAGAGTTATTAGGATGAACCTGGTTGAACTCAGCAATATAATCAGAAGCATCTTCAGCGTTTACTTTGAGTGTGCCAGCACCTGTATAAACTAGGTCATTATTAGCATCAAGCTCTAACTTATTACTACCCTCAACTAATCTATCTGCAGGAGTAAGACCTACACCAACCCATTTTACTCCATCATACTTGTAAGTAATAGATCCTTCAGTGTGAGTATCGTTTGTACTAGGACTTGAGGGAAAAGTAATTGCCATTTATCTGATCAGATCTAATGTCTCCATATCTATTTAGCGTTAGCTGTTTGGAATGGTGACTCAGCAAAAGCTGCAAAAATATAAGTTTCTCCAGAATAATTTGTCCAACTATTATCAGTTCTACACTTAAATCCATTTGAAAGAAGATCAATATGATTTGTAGCAGCTGTTGCTCCTGTCGGATCGGAGACATTTTCTTCTCCACTGGAAGAAGGGAATAACTTTCTAGTACATGGATTGACTGGATCTCTAGAACTATCTACCATGATCCATGATGAATTAGCTAAGGTATTAGACTTTATCATAACGAAAGCAGGTTTGAATCCACAATTTACGAACGCACCATTAGTAGAAGTATTTCCTGCATAGCTTCCGAACTTACTGTAACCTTCTATTTCTGCCCAGAGATACATCATGACATCACCTTGATTAATAAAACCAGATCCTTGTGTGAATACTGTATCTGTTGGATCAGTTCCACCCCATGCTGCTGCATTACTAGTAGTTGCAGCGTCATTATTAAATTTTAACCACGCAGATGATCCCATATCTTGATGATACTGATACCAACCAGTTGCACCATTAATATCTTTCCATAACCAGAAAGCAGGTTTCTTACCAAGTCCATGTCCAACTGTAATAGCATTATTAGTTGTTTGTGAAGTAAATTTAACAACACTAAATCCAGCCTCCTGATTTACAGAAACTAGAGATGTAACACTTCCAATTCTATTTACGACTGCTTTACCACCTGCCTTCCAACACCAAGCAACGTAAGTCATTCCATCTTCATTTGCTGTTCCAGAATCTATATCAGAAACTGTGAATCCATCACTACTAAAATTTGGAATGTGTATTTCAGCATTTGTAGCATTAGAAGAATTTGTATAGAAAGTTGTAGAATTTCCTCTCACAGAATCAACAAATGGACCCCACTTAGCATCACTTCTACATTTAATCCAAACTAAGTCTGGTTTAAATCCAACACCATTAATACTTTTACTAAAAGCACCATCACCATCATAAAGAACAGTCTTAAAGTTCTTACCAGGATCAGCAATAGGAGTAGGTAAGTTATCATCACACAATGCTAAGAAACCAGTTGGAGGATCATATGCAAATTTACCTTTTCCATTTGAATCTGGATACCCCTCATCAATTTCTGAAATAACAATATCGTTGATCTCATATGTAGTATTCCAAGCAGTTGCAGTAATTCTTGCGGATGTACTAGCAGAAATCTCTACAGTATATCTAACACCAACTTGTAAAGCAGATGTTGCAGTTCCATCAGTTGTAGTAAGATATCCTTTATCATCTTGTATTGCAAAATTATTATTTGAACCAGCAGTATGTGTAGCTGATACTAAATATTTTTTCGTGGGATCTAATGTCATTGTAGCTCGCATATATGAACTAGATGCAGTAGTTCCAGATAAAGTTTTACCATCATTTGAAACAGTAAAGTTTCCACTAGATCCACCAAATTCAAGTGTGTAAGAACTATTTGTAGAGTTGAGACGATTTCTATCTACTGCTGCAGAACCATATAATGTTTGGTTCTGACCGAAGTTTACGTGAGCACTTTCTTGATAACATCCTGCAACAGGAAAATAAGTTACTCCTGTTGGAATCTCACTATCAAAAACTGGACTAGCTCCTGTTGCGGGATCTCCTTGCAACCAAGTACCACTCACAGACCACCAAATACGTCCATTATCAGCATCAAATGCGACTCCTATAATATCGTTATTAGTAATTCCTGTACTAAGAGCAGTATTAAAGTCAACGAGTGATTGAGTTCCATTCTGATCATGATATGCTTTTCCATTTGAAGTTAATAAAGCCCAACTATGATCATCTGAACTTGGATAATTCTCAACATTAGATTTGTCATTTGCAACACCAATATAAGCGTAATTTTTATCGTTAATTGTCTTCATTTCATAATAGAATTTACCAGAAGACATTCCATGTGTTCCAAAGAGAGATCTCCAATAAGAATTAGACTGATTCATAGTCAAATTGCCATTACTGAGTTGATGAGGCTGTGAGTTGCCATTCTTATTGAAATTCCAAGTGCAGAAATTATTCTCAGAATTATCAGGAGTTATTCTCCAACTCTCAATACCTATTGGAGTATAAGGTTGAGGAACATCAAAACTACCTTTGTATTTTGCTACACCTTTATAGATACGAACGTCTTGTATCTCGCCACGGAATGAATATGTGTCTCCAAGAGTAGATGACCTTGGATCAGTACCAATAATAATTGGTCCAGTTGATGCTTTTTCTGCTACATATCCTACTGGTCCAGTATTCTGACCTGCTGCAATTCCGTTAATGTATACTGTTGTTTTTATTGTTCCATCAGAAATAGTATATTGCTCAACCGCACAATGATTCCAATCATTATTCAGAGTATGAGCACCAGTAGAGAATCCATTAGTACCAAAAAGTTGTATTCCATCTTCATTAGTATTTTTGTCAGTGAACGCAAACCTCCAAGCACAATTTGTGCCGCTTTTCAGTCCGATGATGGAATCGTGGGGTAGATAGCTATCATCCCAAACATTATTTTTATACCAAAATTCTATAGTATGATCTACATCATATAAGTTAGCAAACTCAGCATCTGCTGCTACTTCAGTATAATTACCAGCACCAGTAGTAGACTTTAATGCAGAACCATAATGTGAAGGACACTCAGCAACAACAGCATCACCAAGGACATTTACTGTTTTATTTGTTCCACTACCTCTGATATCAGCAGAGTAATCTCCTTGTCCACCACCAATAAATGGAGCAGCAAGAACTATAGAACCAGTCAGTTCATTTTTGGTTGCAAAAACATCACCAATAGCAGTGATTGTTGATGGGGTAACCGTTGATGCTGTTGCGTCAGTTGATGAATTAGCACACAGAAGTATTGTATTAGCTACATTTTCTAGTGGTGATGTTGGTCTTGTGAAGTTACTAGTATAAAGTGCCGTGCCTTTTACAATACGGAAGTTACTAATAAATCCATAAAGATCATTGGAGTTCCCTGTGCTCTGACCAATTAAAAGATTTCTACAAATATAATCATGTGTATCACTAAAAGATCCTGCTAATTCTCCATCCACAAATGCTCTTGTAACACCTGAACTTCTACATATAGCAACATGCATCCACTCATTATTTTTCCTTGGGATGTTATCTATTCTTACCGCAGAATTTGCATAAAGATAAAGTTTGTCCTCTGAATTATGTCTAAAGAGTGACATGTATAATCCATCGCCACCATCTCCACGCATATCAAATAAAGAATGGTAACTGACGGGAGTAAAATCTGTAAGATAATAAAATCCTTCTATTGTAAAATCACCTGTCCCAAGATCAAGAGCAGCATTGTCAGCAACATCAATCCCATCATTACCATCACATTTTATACATCCATCAAAACCAAGTGTTCCTGGTTCTTCTCTTAACTGACTGACAAATGAATCGGAAGTTATAGGAGCACCGTTGCGTGGTTGTGGTAAGTCCTCTCCTTTTAATTTAATAATAGTATTAGGAGTACAATGGAAGTCAGCACCAGGATTAGAACTATCATTCATAGGAAGATAGAATCCACTAGTTCCAAATCCACCACTACGATTGATCTCATGCTTGATTGACTTTGGTAATCTAGGACTCCATTGTCCTGATTTAAAATCAGTTCCGTTTGTATTTCCAGAAGACATATAACCGTCTCCCTCTTTATAGAAACCAAACACCTCTGGTATGATTGCTTGACCGTCTACCCAAAATTGATCAAAATATTGTGCTTTAATATGTCTAGTTGCACCACTTTCCCAACGACCTATTGAATGGACACCATTTATAGTAGAGTGAACACTACTACTCCAACTACTTTCATAATTTAAAACTGGCCAGGTTGGAGTAATGGTATCACTAAATTCAAGTCTTTTACCATTCATGTAAAATCTAATTCTTTCTTTCTCTTCTTTTTCAGTAGAATCGTAATTAACAGTTAAATGATACCAAGCATTAAGATCTCTAAAAGATGGAGCTGCACCAGCAGCTATTGATCCAGCATGATCATAAAAATATACAACACTTTCGTAAGGAGATCCACCATAATTAATTAAGATACCACCATTTACACTTGTATTAAACAACCATGCCCAAGAAACTGTGGGTGAGGTCTCGTTTAACTTAAACCATGATGCCCAAGTCCATGTTTTAGTATTACCAGGACTAGGTACTGGTTTCCTTTTTAAATATTCGTTTGCCATTTATCAACCTAGTGTGGTGGAACCTGATGGAACATAATCAGTAAAGATCTCTACCCACTCAGTACCATTGTATACTTTGGAAGCATTCTCCACAGTATTAAAGTAACGATCTCCTTCAGTATTGTTGCTTGTTGGATCACTAGCTAAGGCACCCAACATCTTTGTGCCGTTGATATATATTGGCATTAATTTACCTCCTGTAGCATGAACTTGTACTTCTTACCGTTCCTTCTATTTATTAGGAAGAGGTTGTCTTCACCCTCCTGAATCGTGTAGTTACCCCAAGATCCATCTACTTCATTAGCAGCACCCTCGTTAGATAGTTGAAGGTCAGCAGAGTATATGTTTGCCCACCTCTTAGTTGCTGATCCAAGATCATCAGTATTATCTACATCTGGTGCAACACTACCTTTAGTGGTTATAACATCACTAATTTTAATATTACATGTACTTGAATAGTTAGCAACACTAAGTTGCATTAAAGAAGCATTACCATTTATACCACCTTGTGAAATAGTAAGACCGTTAACAAGTAACGAATCACCACCAGGATTATATGTTAGTCCAGAACCACCTTGTATAATACCAGCAGCAGTTTGAAATAATACAGGTAATCCTGCTGGAACATTTATATTATCTCCTGCTACAGCACCTAAAGTTATAGTACCATCAATAGCTAGATCAGTTGGAAGACTATTTGGTGATGCATCAACCCACTGGGAACTATTGGTATCAGTATAGTATACGAACATGCGTCCGTCATCTGTGTCATACCAAAGGTCTCCATCGTTAGCAGAAGAAGGAGCAGCAGATTGAACAGCAGCACCGCCACCAATCTTACCCCAGACATTTCCATCGTATCCTTCAAAAAGATTACTAGTATCGTTCCAACGTAACATACCTTCTGCAGGAGTAGCAGGACGTTCTGAAGTATCATTACCAGAAGGTAGTTGTAAATATCCAGTACCAGTTAGAGTTAGATTACCAGATACTGTTAGTGAAACTAAAGTACCAACAGAAGTTAGAGAAGATCCAAGAACACCATTTCCAAGAGAAGCAGCACCACTAGAAGGTCCTACTTGAGTCAAACTCAGTACCTGCTCTGCGTTTCCAGAACCATTAATGATATTAAATGTCTTACCGTTGACAAGTTCCATGTCCTCAGAGGACTGCCAAGCATCATTAGTATTAGACCATGTGAATGTATGATCATTTGGAGAACCTTTCAGGATAATACCACCGCCATCAGCTGCAGTATCAGAAGGACCGATAGCACTGAACGTTGGTGTACCAGATCCAGTTACGTTATTAGAAAGTGTTGCAGTATTGCCAGTAATACTTATAATTGTTGTATTAACAGGAACTGTAACACCAGCAGTGTTAGAAGTAACTGCCATGCCAGGAATCAATCCCAGAGTTGGTGAGATAGCAGTGATGTTTGCAGAACCATCTGTTGTCGCACAAGTAAACTGTGTACTTACAACTTTAGCAAGTTCAATATTTTTGTCTGCTACCTCTAAAATATTAGATTTAACTGTAGTTTGAGTACCATTGACAACAAAATCACCTTTAACTGTGAGACTACTATTGACAGTAACATCATTGTTAAGGGTAACATCAAAATTAGAATCTCCTCTAATCCAGAACTCAGTTCCAGATCCAATAACAAGTTGCCTATCTCCACTCGCATTTAGTGGTGAATAAGTAGCATCATTAACTGGGTTTCCACTATCAGCAGGACCAATTAATACGTTACCACTACCAGTAGCATTGTATCCAGCATAAAATCCAAGGCAAACATTTGCATCGCCTACAGTATTTGTCTCTAATGCATTAGCACCCAATGCAACGTTGCTATTTCCCTCAAGATTACCGAGCATTGCAGAGCGGCCAACTGCGGTATTGTTACCTCCAACACCAGTAGATCTTAAAGAATGATAACCGCAACCAGTATTACCAGCACCTGCATTTACTGTTAGTAAAGATTCATATCCAGTACCTGTATTTTGAGAACCAGAACTGACAGAAGACAGTGCTTGTTTACCCACTGCAGTATTCGTAGCGACTGCACCGTTTCCTCTACCAACAGTCATTGGATCAGTAGATCCACCTCTAATTAAAACATCAGAGTTAGCAAAATCAACTCTAGCATTACATGTAAATAAGTCAGTATTAGCACCACCAACTGTAAGATCTTTTTCTATTACTAGATCACCACTAATAGTTGTAGTACCAGATGTATTACCAATATCAATTACAGTTGCAGCTCCACCAAATTGAATTGACTCAGCACCAGAATTAATCAGAGCAAAACCTGTAGATGTGGTTACTAAACTAGTTAAAATAACTGGACTTGTTTGGAATACAAGATCATCAACACCAGTAGTTCCAGTAATCAGGGTACGCAACTGGGTTGCTGTAGTAGAAGCAAATGATGCAAGAGTATCCCCTTTGTATGCAACATCACCACCGACTCTGAAATTTACATTGACATTTGCAGTGGCGTTATCAGATGTAAATGTTAGATCATTATCAATGTTTACTGTTTTAGCAGATTGAATGTCAAGAACAGCAGAAGCAGTGGAAACAATCTCCAATCCATTAATAGAAGTTGCTGCAGCTGCACCAAGTGTTGGTGTTGTAAATGTTGGATTTGTTAAAGTTTTGTTTGTTAGGACTTGAGTTTCATTTTCTGTGACAAATCTATTATCAACAGATCCATCGTAAGATCTCCAATAAGCACCACTCTCATGCCATTCTAATTTTTGATATGCAGTAACAACACCATTAGCATCTGTAGTTCTGTTGACCTGAATACCACCATCACTACCAACTAAACTATTTCCCTTTCTTAATTCAATATTATTATCTTCTATTACTAAAGTAGATACCTCAAGAATAGTTTGAGATCCTGTTACAAGAAGGTCTCCTCCAATTGTCACTGTAGATCCATCATCTTGGATGATGCTATCTGCTAACTGAGCATTACCATCATCCCATTTTAATATTGTATTGCCACTTAAGTTTGAAGCATTCTTTAATTTAAAATCATTAACATCTAGAAGAACACCATTACTAGCAGTTAAAATAGCACCAGTATCACTGTTAATTGAACTAATTTCAATTTCAACTTGTCCACTATTATTTGTAGACTGGCTAATAGTTGTGGCACCTGCTTGTTTTAATATAAAATCTCCAGCTACTGGTGCGATAGGAGATCCATTGTTATCACTACCAACTTTAGTTATAGTATCGTCATCTTGACTAGCGATAGTAATCACATCATCAACTTGAGATACAGTGACGTTTAATCCACCTTCAATAGAAACTTGTGTTGTTGAAGTTCCATTCGTTGCTGGTGTATAAGTTCCTGTAGTTCCACCACGGATTTGAGTTACAGTATCAGTAGATGTATAAGTGATGGTAGGATCACCAAGACCATCAACACCTTGAGCAACAGCAGTTCCCGTTCCATCTAAGAATGTGAATAGTCCTTGCTGTGTATCAGCAGGACCATATGATCCACCAGCTCCTGCACGAATTTTAGTTCTAGTATCAGTATCAAGAGCATCAACATTAATAGTGCTTCCACTCATAGAAACTGTAGCAGCACCAGTGGATGTAAAATCAATTGCTCCAGAAGTATTACTTCCACCAGGAGCATTAAGAGTTGTGATCGTGTTGTTGTCTACTACATGTCCTGAAATAGTAAGTGTGTCATCAGTTCTATCAAGGAACAATGATAGAGAATTTGATCCACTGGGAACAGTGGAAGGAGATCCTGCAACTAATGTAATATCATCAGTAACACCAGCACCAGCGTTACCACCAGAAGTTAATCTAATTAATTTTTGAGATGCATCTGCACCATCTTGTGCTGTAATAACGTAAGTTGTATTATTGTCGGGCGTAGTTACAGATCCACCCAATGAAATAGTAGTTCCATTAATTATGATGCCAGAGTTTACAAGAGAACTGTTGGCAATGTTTGTAATATTATTATTTGACCCAGAAAAAACACAAGACTCAAGTGTTTTATTAGTAAGTGTTTGAGTTTGTGTTAGATAAACATCACCAGGATCGTCCCAAAAAACTGTGGTTCCATTACTTGTTAAATATTTTCCTGCACCAGTGTCTGTACTAACAATTATACCGTTGCCAGTAAGGTCCAAGTTGTCACCCGATACCAGTTCTTCAATCTTCTTTGATACGGAATTAACAATTAACGGAATACGATCAGCCATTTAACTTCCCAGTGGATACTAGTGCTCTTGTTTATTTATGCCTTAAGAAACAATGATCTGTCCAGACATACCACCATGATACTGGCAGATATAATAATAAGTTCCTGGTGTTACTCCATTAGTATCCCAAGTAATATTCAGTGCTTGCTGACCATTATTGGTAATTGTACCAGTAGTAACCCCATTACCTGTTCCTGTAGTCTGTGTTGTTTTAATCCAAAACGGATGACTACCAGAGATGTTGAAAGATAATTCTAATGTATCTTTAGCATTTATATTAATGGTTGGATCTGTTGCATCAACATGAGTGGTTGCTCTATCAGAACCATTAAAAATGTAACTAGATGCACCAGTGTTAGTAACGCTCAATGTTAATGTCTTAGGTACTGCCATTGGTGCAGCTCTATTAAATGTTGAAACCCTAGGAAATGTAAGTCCATTAGATCTCTTACCGACTTGCTCGGAAATCATTCCTGTGATACCTGTTCTAGGATTTTTAGCATGTAGATATTTGTTAGGACTACCCTGACTACAAGTATTATCATCAAACAATCCACCATTAGCATCAAAATTCATATCACCGTAGATACTATGATCTGCTAAGTATTTTTTAGCAATTGCTTGTGTAAATCTCTCCTTGCCAGTAGCTAAACATGCTAACACACCTGCTACTTGTGGTGATGCCATACTAGTTCCTTGGATAGGATAGTACCAATTACCAGACCCTGCTGAATACTTATTGTCAACAAGTCCAGAAGCATTATATGAAGAAAGAATATTATTTCCTGGTGCAAACACATCAATACTAGGACCAAAATTTGAGAAGGTTGATCTTCTAAACTCATGATGGTTACTCAGAGATCCAACTGTAATTATATTATCAGAATTAGCTGGTGATGATCCTCTATTATAAAAAAGATTTCCTATACCACTAATCCCCACTCTATTATCTCTATCAACATCACCATCAGGAACACAATAAAAATTATTATTACCTGCTGCTGCAATGATTACAATACCCTCTGCAATAGCATCCTCAATATCAGCATTAGTTGATGCATTATCTGCATTAATTTTCATTTTGTTAGAAGCAAATCCAAAGTCTGCTTCTAGTCCTGCCCAAGTCCAACCACTAGGATTAGGATTACCACTAGTGTAAGTTGTTCCTCTATAAATTACCTGAGTAATATCAGCAAGATCCAGACTTGCTTTCTCTAATATATCAGCAAGATTATAAGAATAACTCCAACTATGATTTGTAATAGTTGGGTTCTTGATTCCTGTATCTGGATTGACTGTCTTACTTCTATGGAAAGCTCTCAAATAATCAAATATTAATAGATCTGGTACAGGTGTTCCTTGGTTAGCATCATTACCAAGAACTTGCATACTATAGATATTTGCTTCTCTAGCCCATCCATAGTGTTGACCTGCTACTGTTCCAGCAACATGTGTTCCATGACTTTCACTATTACTAGCGTTGGTAACGTAATTAGGATATGGTGCTGATGGAATAGTTTGACTATCGTCATCAAGAGTTCCTACAAGAGTATTGAGTTGATTGTACCAATCATATTCTATAAATCTAGTTTGACCTGTAGTAGGACTATACCATTCCTCACAATCAGATGATACTGGATCATCACAGATCACTACATCAACATGCTTACCATCATTAAAAACATTTACAGTATCAACAACCTGTTCATAAGTTCCACCATCACTAACACGACCAAATTGACTTTTACCTCTCTGTGCAGGATCACCAGCACAGTGAATGTGTCCCCACTGTCTATCAGTGGGTGCTATAGTTGCTGGACCTACAGTATCATCTTTCCAATAATTCCCATTAATACTATATTCATTATAGTTAACAGCATCCCTACCAATAGTAATACCACGTTCTTTTGGTGGTAGTTGTACATCCCACACTCTAGGATCTTGACGTAATACTTCTGCCTGTTCTTCAGTCATTTTATAATGAGTGTTCCTACTTATAGGACGCTTCATTACTAAATGATACTCACTCATCTCATTGTAAAACTGCTCTAGATCCTCGTGTTTGTAGAGAGTTACGATGTAGACTTTATCTTCCATATCAAGCCTCTATTTGAACGTAGCTAAGACCTACTGATATGTTTGCTGTAGATCCACTTTTGTTTACAATCTTGGCATATGTTGTTGCTACAGATCCAGAGTTAAAACAAATAGTACCAGGTGTAATCATTTGAACCATTGCACCTGTAGTAATTACCTCAGCAAGAACACCAGAACCAGGAGTAGGGTCAGTTGTCTCTAATCTACTTGCATCATTAGTTCTACTAGTAGTATCAGTGTAAAGAGTTACCCACGCAGCATGTGATGTTTCAATACTATACAAAGCAAATCCTTTTGCAGTTGAAATAGAAACATTTGCTGCAGTATTATTAGCAATAGACTGTGTTACGTTTACTGCTTTTCTTGTTTGTAATCCAGCTGGAGTTGACCATGTGACACCACCTGATCCATCACTGGTCAATACGTCATTAGCAGTTCCATTAGTATTAGGGTATGTAAGACCACCAGCAGTCAACGCTCCTGATACGGTAACTCCATTGGTAGTTGTTTCTAATTTTTTACTTCCTGCTCCTGTTCCCCAGTAAAGTTCAACACTTAAAGCAGCACCATTTGTTTGACCATTTTCTAAAACTTTGATAGCATCATAACTATCTACTTGAAGGTAGATATTGTCAGCAGTTTGTAGTGTAATATTTGAACCAGCACTATTAGATGCTATGAATAAAGATGTATTATATGAAACAATTTCTGCTTGAGTTGAAGTAGTTTGTATCCTAAGATTATTATAACTAATACCATTTCCTAACTCTATTTTAGCAGAGTCACCACCAATACTAGGGCATTTAAACCAAAGTGTATGACTACTATCATCATAATGAATTTTTGGTGCTCCAGTTGCTCCCGTATAATCTCCAATGAATACATCTCTTAGGAGAACAGGATCTCTTGCAACTACATCATCAAATGTATCGTCTTCTGGTTGTGGTGGAGTGTAATCAAAAACACCAGTGTTACTGTCATAACTTAATGCAGGTGTTCCAGCAGCGTTAGTATTGACACTAAACAAAGTTCTATCAGTAGCACTTGCACCAGCACCTGCTGCTTCCCATGACGATCCATTCCACGAGTAAGTAATACCCGCTACTGTATAGGTATAAGATCCATTAGTTGGTTGCCCTGCGGTTGCGGGAAAATTTATTGCCATTGTTATGTTCCTTCGTGGTATTTATTATGCGTCTGTAATTGCTAATATAGCTGTTTTAAATGCTTCATAATCAGCAGAAGCATTTAATGCATCCTTCAACTTAGAAAGAGGTATCAAATAACTTGCTGACTGAGCAGCTCCTCCTGCATCATGTTGTGCAACCTTAAGGAAAGATCCCTCAAAGTAAACAGTATTGTCAGATAAGAACAAGTGTCTTACCTTATACTCTGCTGAACCTATATCATAATCAGCATTAGAGGTTGGTAATAAATGACCATTGGGTACGAATCTCCAACGATTTGCTGAAGTAGTACCATTATCAGTCTTAAATTCAATAGCATTAGCATTAGCACCAGATGTATTAGATGTAATGGTTATACCATTAGTTCCATTAGTAGTAGTCTGACTTAGAGAACTTGGATCTGCCAAAGGAGGAGATGTGTCAACCCACTGAGAACTATCAACATCTGTATAGTATACCTTTAAACGACCAGTGTCACTCTCCCACCACAAATCACCAGCACTAGGAGTACCAGCAGGAATAGTATCACTAATAGTTACATTAGCACCTCCTCCACCACCACTAACAGTAGTCCATTGAGGAGCAGCACTAGGACCTTGACTGGTTAATACCTGACCTGATGTTCCATAGTTAGCACCAGCAATACCAATTTGACCAAGAGTTCCTATACGTAATCTTTCAGCTAAATTCTGTCCACTTTCTCTGGTGTGGAATGCCATAAAACCATCATCTTTATTCACTCCATCACTACCAGTTACAAATTGAATTCTATTAACTATATTTCCATCCCATCTTCCATCTATAATTGCAAACTGGGTATCAGCAGACCTATCTGAGTCAAATGTAAATGAATTAAAGGAATTGGAAGTAGTTTTTAATTGTAAATTGGCAGCAGCATTTGTTTTTAATACTTCTAATCCACCAACAGTAAGTGTATTAGTTGTACTAGAACCTCTTCCAGCTACATCATCAAGTGTAGATGTTTCACTATAAGAACTGATGTAGGTAGGTGTAAATTGAGTCCAGTTACTACCATCATATTGTAAGAGATCACCGTTAGTTGCACCAGTAATATTGACATCAGTATGATTAGAAACTGCACCATACCCACTAAGATATCCAGCAACTGAATGGTCACCCCATCCATATGCTGTGTCCCAGTTTGCAGTAGTTAAATTTGTTGTCTGAGCATAACCAGAAAGATCTGGTGGTGTGTATGTAAATATACCACTAATGTTACTGTAAGATAGTGCAGCAGTTCCTGCAGCTGCAGTTGTAACTGACAGATCCGATAATGCTATACCTACTCCACCACCAACACCACCAGCAGCAATCCAATTAGTACCATCCCACTTAAGAAATTGTCCTGCATTAGGAGAAGGTAAACTTACATCTCCTATATCTTCAAGACTAGCAGATGATAAAAATGCACTTGTTAGATATCCCTGTGTACTGTGATCACCCCAACCATATGCAGTAGTCCAATTATTAATATTTGCAGTTGTAATCCCATAAGCAGGTGAAGCAACAAATACAGGGTCATTCTCAGTATAACTTGTCAAATAACCAGCAGATGCATGGTTACCCCATCCATATGCAGTGTCCCAGTTAGAAATTTTAGCAGTAGTAACTCCAGCAGCATCACCAAGTGATGTTAAGAAACTTGATAGATTAGGTGGTGTGTATGTAAACTCACCATTAGTAGAGTTATATGATAGAGCAGCACTACCTGCTACAGTAGTTGTTACACTAGGTTGCGATGGAACAACTGGTTTATTTAAAATAACAGAAATACCACTAGTAGCATCCCAATCAGAATTTACCTGTGCTGCAGGGATACTAGGTTTATTTGATAAACTACCATAGTCTCCATCAAAAGTATCAACCCATTGAATTGTTGTACCAGTTGAACTTAAAACCTGACCAGAAGTTCCTGCGACACCAGCAGCCTGAATCGGTTTACCAGCAGGGATAGTGAGACCTTCTTTGATCTCAATAGGATTATCATCCCCATAATTAGCGATCTGGTTCGCAAGAATTTTTGACATACTTCCAGTCCTGAAGACAATTTTACTAAGCTAGAAGTATTTATTAAACTGACAAATAAACATGAAAAAGGGGATGATTAATCCCCTAAGCAATATTACCAGAATTCCAAAGGACAATCTGAGGCAACAAAGTTTATTTTATTTGATAAATGACATCCACACTCTCTACATCTATGCTTTGGTGGGTCATAGTGCTGACAAGTAGAGCAAATTTGTGTTCTAGCTTCAACAATGTGAGGAGGAGACATAAGGTTGCCACTTTTTGTAAACTCCTTGACAATCCCAAAAGCAGACAGTGTTAAATTAGATACTTGTTTAGAAATAGATGGATAATCTTTCATCCATTAAGTGAAAGTGATGGTGTCATCACTATTTGTACTGATGCTGATGTCTCCCAGTTCAATACCCGACAAATAATCAGGATCCACATTAAATTCACCAACAGAACTAAAATCAATAACATTATCCATACGGTCTAGATCACCACCAGGACGATCAAACTCAACATTAAATGTTGTTGGATTAACTTTTTTATTTAATTCACCAACTGTTTGATAACTAGCAAACAAATCAGCAACCCACTGATCTTCACCCTCTGCAAGAGCGTTAATCAATGCTTGACGTAGTGCTTCTTCAGCAACTTTAACTTGTGATTTTACGCTCATAGTAACCTCTATGTAAATTTACGATTTGATTATGAAGCATCATCGTGATTGTTAAATGAATTGTACCATTCATCATCACTCATGTGCTCGGTTGAAGGATCCAAAGCTTTGGCTGGAACAGCAGCAACTGCTCCACCATCTGGTTTCCTAATAATGAACTGCTCACCTGACTCAATGAGATCCATATACTTATCATAGTTACTTTCAAACTCTTCTAATGTTACTTCATTCATAATTGACAACAAATTTGTTCTCTTTGCATATGTTTGATAGATTCTTGACATCCACCTAAATGAATATCATTAAGAGTTAGTTGTGGAAAGGTTGATCCCTCTCCAAACTTCTCATAAAACTCTTCCCGTGTAAAATCACGATCCAATTCATATGTCATGTGTTGAACTTTTTCCAACTCCATAACTTGTTTTATTTTTTCGCAATAAGGACAACCAGATCTTGAATAGATTATAATCATGCTTTTAAATTTTTAAAGTCTTCTTCAAAAATTGCCAAACCTGAGTCTGTCAACACATGATTATACATCTTATCAAATACTTTAGTAGGTAGCGTAGCTACACTCGCTCCATAAGAGAAGCATCTAGAAACGTGATGAACATCACGCAAAGATGCTGCTAGAATTTTAGTTTCACATCCCTGAGCACAATATAGACCAGAGATAGCACGTACAAGTTCAACACCACTGAATGAATTGTCATTAAGACGACCCACAAATGGTGAGATATATGTGGCACCAGACAATGTTGCCAATGCTGCTTGTGCTACCGAGAAACAAAGAGTGACGTTAGTCTTCACACCATCTGCAGAAAGGAACTTACATGCAATAAGACCCTCTCTAGTAAGAGGTAGTTTTATAGTAACTTCTGAACCAATTTCAATGTACTGTTGTGCATTTTCAATCATTTCATCAGCATTTTTTCCATCAACTTCAGCTGAGATACTAACAAAAGAAAAATCTCTTGAAAGAGTAGTAATAAAATCAAGATAAGAAACTCCTGACTTGCGAACAAGTGTAGGATTTGTTGTAATACCAGCAATTAAACCAGTTTCATAACGATCTTTAATCTCTTGATAATCAGCAGTGTCTAGAAAAATTTGCATGTTATATGGTACTTAGTTGACTCAAGGGTTCCATTTTCAGGAACTGTTCATTCATATTATAGAACAATTTATAGTTTGTTGTCAACACGTAATACCCTTTTATCTCACTACCATCACAATGATAACCATACCCTTTAAGAGGTTCATCAACTCCATCAATTCTGAAGCACTTAGTGCCATTTTCTAGGTAGTTGTGAAATTTCTCGTCTAGGTTGATCATCGTTCTTCGTAGGTTAATTTACGGACTTTCCGTTTGCGGCGAGCCTCTTGGTATTTTAGGTCATTTTCTGTCAGGATACCATGATCTTTAACAATATCTTTAGATTTTGTTAGAACTACCTGACTTAGTTCAACTGCAGAAATGGTATCACCTACAATTCTCATCTGATTTGAACAACCACAGAACTGAACCTTGCTAGTGCTTGTCAATTCTTTGCTGCACACCTTACATCTTGCCATTAACATGAGCTAATTTCCCGCTATGTAATTTATGTTCATCACCAACCGATATTTCTCATCAGTACAAGTGGAACCACTGTGTTTGATATGTGTTGGAAATTTTACTAAAGTATTTTCCTTAGAAAAAAATTTATCACCAGTTTCAAACGTAGTATATCCATTATTAGTATTCAAATAGAATACTGCAGTAGTACAATTGTTGATTGTATTGTCAACGTGATAACTATGCTCTACAATGGTATCAGTACATGGATTCAAATTAATTTTTGCACTAATTAAAGCATCCATATTAAGTTTCTCAGTAAAAGGTTGTAGTAGATGAAAAAATTCACTACAAGGAATTCCTTTAATATAAAAGAGGTGAGTTAACTGAAAATTGTATTTTGGATCTGCTAAGAAATTGTACTTATCAAAATTTTCTTCTAAAATTATTTCAGTAGTAAACCACGGAAAACTTTTGTAAAGGATGGTATCCTTAAAATTTTTAAATTGATACTGGTCTAGAAAATTTTCGCAAGGTTTAATCAAAATAATCTTTCCTATAATAACGTCCAAGTATGTTTGAATTGTAATAGGCAGGGGTGCCGTCTTCTAGAGATTCAGTTAGAACTCCTCTTGTGAAGAGTTGTTTAGTTTCTTCATAATTGACTCTACCTGGGGTGGGATGCGTTGAGAGGATCTCTCTTCTGAAATTCTCTCTGCCATCTCGTTTAATGTCTTGTTTAAGGTCTTCAGAGCTTCCGTAGTATCGTTTCCAGTCTGATTCGCTTGTGACCCTACGTTTGCCACCCTTAGGTTTTCTTTTCTGATAGAAATATTTTCTTCCGATGTACTGTTGACCTGTCTGGATATTAGTAATCCTGTAGACAAAACCGAACTGGTCGCCAATATCATCAGAAGTGAAAGGTTTACCCTCATATATCCAGGGGTTTTCGTAAACTCGTTCCTTAACCACTTGATCATAATATTACTCTTCTGTATTTAGTTCATCACCTTTAGGGAGTCCTAGTGTTTTGTATTCAAGTTGAGTCTTCAGAAAAAGAATCTCATCTTTGAGATATTCATTCTCTTTCTCAAGATACTCGCAATGTTCTTGGTAGATAATTACGCTCATATGTCTATTTATGGTTCATCAAACAATACTTCATTTATATATTGGTCTGCCCAACGTACACCAAAGTAAGCTTCTAAAATTTTCCTAGTTTTATCATTCTTCCTTTGACTATTGCAATAATCTGATTGTGCTAACCATCTCTGTTCTGCTCCACGATTATTCATAGTTGCTTTCCAGACAGCACCAACATATACATCTAGATATTCATTAACTATATTACAAAATACATCAATATCTTTTTCATCATCCAATCTTGCGAACTTACAGTACGGTGAAAAAATAGTACCCCATGCAGGGATCTCTCTATTGTGTTTAAAACTATAGTATCTACTAATATCAGCAATATCTTCATAGATTGAATG